CTTGAAGGTATTGCAGTTACTTTTATTGCTAGTACTAGGAAATCGAGTTTGCAGAGGGCACTAATTATTGCTGCGAAATTACTTAAGACACACTTAGGTGTGTCTTATAGTGATATTGTATCTAAAGTACTTCTGTGTAGTGATATGAACTTTGTTAAAAATATTCTTTCATGGTCCGTAGAAGATCTTGAATTTTATATGAAAGAATTATTGAATAACTGGAAGTTAGCATATAAAAATGAAGCATTTGGGTCTCTTGTAGCCTTAGTAAGCACGTTCTTAGCTATTTTTTATAGCGCTGATAAAAAGTGGACCATTTCATTGGGTTCATTTTCTATGTTTTTATTTGATGCAAAAAATTCCTGTAAAGGTGCCACGAGTTTGGTGGATGCCTTATTGAAGGTGTCCACATATGTAATTGGTGGATTGAAGAAATATTTAACCAATGGATCATATTCTGGATTTTTGTATTCGGACGACCAGTTAGGGGAATTAGATTCAACTGTTTCTACTTTACAGGCTCAATTTAAGTATGTGAAACCTGGAAATTTAGGTAAATTCACAGGCTTGGATGAGAATACGTTTGACCAGGAGCTTCAAAGAGCAATTGGTTCTGGTGAAAAACTAGTCCTTCTTTATGATGGACCTACAAAAAAATTTGTTATGGACAAAGTCAGAATGTTGAGGCAACTCCATTGTGACTTTATTCAGACAAGAGCAGCTGGCGGATTACGAATTGCTCCGTTCGCTTATCTGCTTGCAGGTTCTACGGGGCTTGGAAAGTCCTCAGTTAATGAAATCTTGATGAGATATATTTTATCGAGTAACGGATTTAATCATCAAGATCAATATATTGTAACACTTAATTCACAAGATAAATTTTATTCGACATATAGATCGTACGTCAATGGAGTCATTTTTGATGATTTCGCTAACGTGCGTAATGATTTTGTTGAAGAATCGCCTTGTGATACCCTTTTAAAATTTGTAAATAATATTCCTTTTTATTTGAATATGGCAGAATTGGATTTAAAGGGTAATGTTGTAGCAGAGCCTAAAGTCGTAGGTATTACAACAAATGTCAGTGACATAGATTCTAG